TGTATATGGTCGCCTTCTGGAAGCCAAAAGTGGGGTTGGCGAAAGTCGCGCCGGCACGACGACGCGAGAGAGAACGTGCCTCCAGCTTTGATGTTATCGACGAACAAGCAAAATCCTGGGATGAGAAGTCGTCACTATCGGCGGTGCTTACGTCCCTGCCGAGTGTGTCAGTCGTCTACCGCTTAGTTGCCTTGGAAGGTATCTGGCGGCGGCGGTGGTGCCTGGCCAAGCTGAGCATCTATTACAGCCCAAATCGAGCCCAGCGAAACAAGCTTAAAATTTCCTCCATAGCCATTCGACAACGGCGCATTTCCTCCATTAATCGAAGCCCCGACCACATAGACAATATTTGCTGACAATGAGATGAAGAGCAGGGTCTGACCCCACGCCGTGGGAGGTGGCACCGTGACGTTAAATGTTCCGGTTCCCGTGCAGTAGATGATACCCCCAAAGTTTGAGGACGTGAGCGTCACCGCTGTCGCCGTCTGAATACAACCGGCCGCATTGAGGTTGCCCATAGATGCTGGGGGCGCCGGGGTGTACCCGAGAGCGGCTACGATCTGCGCGGAGGTGGCGGTGAAGACAATCCCCGAAGCCAGCGATATGACCCACTGAATGCCGTCCGGGTAGATATAACAGGACGACCCCTCGGGCATCGAGAATGAAGCGGCCGTAAACTCCCCGCCATAAACAATATTGCCCGATTGAGACGCGATCGTTTGGGGGAAAGCTGACGTGTTTGTCAGTATGAACGGACGCCTACAGTTCGACGGGGCAGGCAAGGTGGTGACATAGGTCGATGCCCCCCCTAATTCGATCGTGCCACCGGACTGCGCCGTCGTCAGCGTGCTGGACGATGACGTCACAAATACGCCGAATGCGGAGGGCGCCGGGTTCAATAGTTCCCATCGGGCGTTCGCCAGATTGAACCGCAACAGGCATTCAAACAGATTTCCGGCGATATCGCCCGTGGAGAGGGCCTGGCCACCCAGCTTGGTGATCGGGTGGGCCATCAACCCGTCGGGGGCGAACGTCGGCGCTGTCGTCGCATTCGCTCCCGGTGCCCGGACGGCGAGCAACAGGCCATCTGTTAATACACTGTTGGCCGGCAGGTAAGCGGCGGTGATGGCGTCGCCATAGCCCCCGCCAACCGCCCATGGCACGCCGGGAACGCCGGTTTGCCACACTGTCCGCAGATCCGTGATGTTGGCATTCCCGATCACCGCCGTGCCGTTTGGAACAGAGATCTGCGCGACCTGAAGCATACCAGCCGGGAGTGCCGGCGCTGTTGGTGAATTTGCCGGCGCCCCCGGTATCACTGAAGCCGCGCCGGTCGCGGCGTTCACCACGATCAGGTCGATCCGGTTGTTCGGCGTTGCCGGCGCGGTTGTGATCGTCACCGTCTGCTGCGCCATTTCCGTGACAAGCTGCTGCCCGGTCGGGAGGAGCGATGTGACGACGCCTGCGTCCACAACAACCGACATGGCGGGTATGGCGGCCGGGCGGGGTGCAAAATTATCACCGGATCGCATCATGACCGCTGAGTTTGCATCGGACTGAGCAAACCACATGGAGGGCGTCATCGCGGCAGCGCCCGTCGATGCGGTCTCGGCATATGCGCCAACAGGGGTTGTGCCGGGCATTTTTTATTCTCCACTCAGATTCATGGTGACCGTGCCGCCGACGCTCGACCCGGTGTGATCCCAGACGTTGACCATGCAGTTCGTCGCGGTGACGGCCGAGGCCGTCGCGTAAACCGCGCTGCCGCTGATGGCGGTCGGGATGACGGCAGGAGGCAGATGGAACGGTTGGGTGAACATCACCGTCGTTCCGCCGGCAGCGATCGTGGCTGTCTGGCTGTAAACGGTGGGTGGTGTTCCCGTATCGATAATCGGTTCGAATTCATTGATGTAGGAGACGCTGCCGGCTGTGATCCCTGTGTAGGTGATCTGGGCGCGCAGATAACGGAACGTGGCGGAGGCAATCGTCCAGGCCGTGAAGGTGTTCGGATCGGCAGCGCCGGTCAGCCACATATCGACAGACGGGCTGATGGCCGGCGTGCCCGCCTGACCCGGGTTCAGCCCTGATCCGAATGTGCAATGGACGCGGTTGTCAGCGTCGTATCCGGTGTCAATTACAGGCGCCGTATAGCTGGCCGTGCTAACCGGCGTTGGCTGGAAACCATTCGCCCAGACACTCCAGGAGGACATGTAAGACGGCATCGTTTGCTGATCGTCCGGCACCAGAACGCCCGTGTAATGGCGTATGAACCCGGTCAGCGTGCCGTTCCACAGCGGTGCCTGTTCGACCTCGGCGATCACCTCATCCTGCGCGGTCACTGTCAGCGTCGCCGTGGCGATCGACGCCGACCTCTGGCCGGCGATGTCGCGGGCAACGATGCCGAACACCCACGCGCCGTTCGGCACATCAGCGTTGGTCATTTCCGTGCCCGACCCGGCTTCGGTCAGCATCAAGAACGACGACCAGGTGGTCGTTCCGACCGGCGCATAGCCAATGTCGTAGCCGCGCAGGGCGAAGTCAGAAACAGCGTCCCAGGTGAACGAGACGAGGTTATTGAACTCCTTGACGCCGAACCCCGTGACGGTCGAAGGCGGCGGCGGTGCCGTCAATATGAGGCTCGTCGCCGTAACGTCCGCAAGGCCCTGTTCCGCACCACCGTAGATGTTGAACGCGGTCAGCTTGACGAACAACGGCTTGCCGATCTGATCAACCGAATACGGATACTTGAACACCTGCGAATCAAGCCGGGCGAACGCCGCCCCGGCCGCATGCGGGCCGTTGACCGTGCCATACAGGCCACGCCGGATGTAGGTATCCAGCGTGTAATGGTGCTGGCTGGTCAAAGTCGCATCTGAATAAGCGATCAGTTCACCGTCGAGCCAGCACAGGGTGTTCGCGTTATCCGCGTCCGTCTGCGTCCCCGAGAGCAGTTGCGCATCCGACGATGATAGATCGACTGGAATCACAACAAGGGTATCCGGGTCCGGCGTCGCGGCGATGGGGGCGGTGATCATGCCCTGGCGTCCAGGCCCCACAATACGGCCTGCATTCAGGTACGTGTTGCCGTCGCCGCTGATCCAAATATCACAGCCACCCCAGCCGGCCGGGCCGCTCGCGACCAGCCAGATCTCGAGACCGCCATTGTCCGCGATTTGTACCGGGGCCGCGAAGACGATCGGCGGGTTCGTGGCTGGCGGCGCAATGTTGTAATTCTGGACAAAACCGCCGCTCGGTTGCAGGCCGTGCGCCGGGATCGCGCTGCAAGCGCCCAGATATTCCTCGGCCAGCATGGTCAGGCTGCCGTCCGCGTTCTCGGTGATTTCCTTGATCAGGACCGGCTGATTGACCAGGCCGAGCGCGATGTCCGTGATCTCCACCAGATCCATAGGTTCGAGCACGATGTATCGTTGGTCGAGGGTGAAAGTGAAATTCCGGGTGACCGCCTGGCGCCGAAGCTGAAGATTGGCTGCCATGACGGCCGGTGCGGCGGTGCAAAAGAAGTGCATCGCCTTTGTGGACGACGGCCGCACACCATAGGTGATGATGGCCGCATCATCGGGCGCTTCGACGATTTTCGGATTGTAGGCGTTGCTGGTCAGCACACCGGTATCAGGATCGATATAAGTGGCGCCCCGATCGAGGTATTCGACTTTGATGTCGTTCAGCGCGTCGGATTGGCGCAGGATGGTCACCAGCACCGGATCTTCGCTGGTGTAGGACGATGTGCCAGAGGACGATCCGCCCTGGTTCTTCATGAAATCATCGTCTGTCAGGCTGAACAGCGGCGTCGCGGGCGGCGTATAGCTGTAGCCATTGCCGGAAATGGCGCCGGCATCCCCATAGGGAACGATCGTCAGAAGCCCGGACGACCACACGAATTCACTGTTGGTGGCGTCGAGTAAATCGGCAAAGTAACTGTTGGCCGCGACCTGACTGACCACCGCGTCGGAAATCACCAGGCCGGCCGCCAGACACATCGACTGATAGACCGCCAGGCTACCCAGCGCGGCAGACGGAAAGCCTAAGCCGTTATGGGGGTTGGTCAGCCGATCGACGACCCACAGGCTGGGATCGGCGTCCGGCTGCCCGGCGATCGCGCCATTGATCGCGAACAGGACCTCGTAATTGACGTTGGGCAGGGCTGGGGAACCGCCGAGGTCGAACGGCGCGGCGGCGACATAACACAGGCCGCGATAGGACAAAGCCTGCGCGGGCAGATTTGATTCAAGCTGAGGCCATGGTGATTGGTCGTAATCGCCCAGATACGGAACCAAATTGAGCGATGCCAGCGTTGACGCCGTGCTGCCGTTCCATGCCTGGAGCACACCCGCGACCGGCCCCTCACACAGTCCGACCGCGAGCCAGGCGCTGTAGTCGTAAGAGCCGCCGCCCTTGCCGCCCTTGCCACCGCCACCACCGCCCTTGCCGCCCGATTTGCCGCCGCCATTGGCCGGTTTAGAGGAAAAATACCCGTACCAGATCAGGTTGCCCGACAGACGGCATTGGCCGCAGCCGACCGGCACCGGCTTACCCTCCACCGACGTTTGCACCCGCATCGCCACGGATGGCGGTGTCGGCTTCGATGCGGACCCGCCGCCCAGGATGCTCATGGCATAGCCACCGGAGCGATCGGACCAGGCCAAAGGGTAAAGAAACGCACAGGACGCGGCCGTCCGGTATTCTCGTGTGCGTGCCGGCCCTTGGTGCCATCGGCTTTGATGACGCACCGCGCGTCCAGGTCCGAATGCACGATCGCCGGCCATGGCCCTGTCACGATCGCGGCGTGGGCAAAGGCGTGACCGATCTTGTAAGACACCACGTCGCCGGGTTGCGGAGGGCCTGGAAATTCGACCGCGCGCGACAGGATGGTTTCGACGAAGCGTTCATCACCTTCGGCGCAGTGCAGATGCCAATCCTGCGGGTAATGCGGTGGGGTGACGCGCTCGATGACGCCGGCCCGCTCATAGACCTCCGCCAGGAAGAGTGCACAATCGACACCGCCCTTGCGTCCCTTGATCCTGGCGCGGGCGTGATACGGCGTGCCGATCCAGGACAGGGCCTCGGCCACGACGGCGGCGCGCTGGGCGGCTTCATCCGTCATGCGGCGGTTTCCGGCGCGGGGATGAACATTTCGGCCTTGATATTCGCGCGGTTGCCGAACAGGTCACACGTCGCAAGCTGCCTGTCGCACCCCGGCCAGGCGGTGAATGTATCGCCGGCCGCGACCGTGAACGGCAGCGGATTGACCAGGGTGAAATTCAGGCCGTCCCAGGATCGAACCGACCGGGTGAAGCCCGTGTTCAGACCCGATGTCATGGCAATCCGGCCCAGCGTGTAAGTCCCGGACCCGGCCGGCGCAGCGACAGCGGATTGCAATTTATAACGCGTTGATCCGGCAACGGCTGCGGTGGTGACCGCATAGGTGGCCGCTGAAAGGGTACAGCCGGCGTCGAACAATTTATTCTTGCACCCGGCCTGAAACAGGTTCCCGGGCATCTGGACGTTCAGCAGTTCCAGGTGGCTGTTGATCGTGATGCAGGCGCCCGAGCGTCCAAGGTCCACCTCAGCCACCCGGCCGGCGAAGAGGCGCAGCACACCCACCGGCTGAAGCGGAACCGGCATAGGCAACGTGTATGTATTGCCCCCTGAATTGACCGTTACTGTCATCGGCAGCGCAAAATAGGCCCGGTCCACCTTGGCGGTCGCGCCACTCAGCGCGCCGGCCGCCGCCGCGGCGAGCCAGGGCACCGATCCGATCAGATCAGGATAGGCCGCGCCGGTCAGATCATCGACGGGACGCGGGTAAAACACCGCCTGCCAGGTATCGACGTCGAGGCCCACCTTGGCATGAAACAGCGCATTCTTCTGACCGGCCGGTTCAATCCGCACGCCATCGGCCGCCCACACTGTGCCGCCGTAGCCGATCGTCCGGTCGCACGTCGTGTAGCGCAGCACCGGCCCTTGCACGCAGGTGATCGTGTAAAGGTCGTAATAAGCGAAGATCCGCTCGGTTGGCCCGGCGGAAAACAGCAGCGCCATCAGGGCGCCCGGGGATGCTTCCCAGATCGGTGATTTCATGGGCGCTACAGCTTTTTTGAGGTGAAAGAGAGCTTCCCCAGCTCCAGCAGCTTCGGCATCGACATCGAGAATTCCGCCGTGTCCTCATCCAGCCGGCACAGCCAGTTGAACGACCCCGACCAGGTCAGCAGGGCGCCCGCGGCGGGCGGTGCGGTGAAGGTAATCACGCCGACATTGCTAACCGTGAAGGCGGCTGTCGCGACGCCTGCGACAGATATCACAGGGACGCCTGCAGGCGACTGGATCAGTTCCGCATAGCCGCCCATGGCCCGCACAAGCTGGAAGGCGGCCGTCGTGCCATCACCCAGACCAAAGACCTGCGCGGTCACCGCGTTATCGATGGAATCAGTGTAGTAAAACGGCAGCGCTCCGCCATTCAGGGTATTGATGAAACCCAATAGCGTCTGGAATTCATTGTAAGAAGCTGCCGCCCGCAAAGTGGTGAACGGGACGCTCCATTGGTATTTCGGGAATGTCCATGCCGGTATCGTGGTCTCTTTGCCGGATGCCGATTCCTGCTTCAGTGTTTTCCACAGCGGCGCCCGGGTGATCGGCCAGCCACGCCCCGGCAACACCGGAAAGAACGGGATCGTCATCAGAAGGCCGGTCGCATGGATGGATTGCGGCTTTGCTGGGCACCGACAATCCGCGCGATGATCGGACCATTGGCGCGGAACAGGGCCGCAATGCCGGACGCATCGATCGCGCTGATATGCTAGTTGTGCGTGTCGCCACCACCGCTGCCGCCACCACCGCCGATCGCGTTACGCATGCCGTCCGCGAAGGTCTGCGGCACCACGGTTTCACCCTTGTGCAGTTGATACATCGCGTCACCGGGCAGGTTCCAGGCACCGACCGCCAACGCGACAGGGGCGGCAAACGCCATCACGGCCGCATCCGCGCCGGCTGCCGCTTCAGGCGCCATCTCGGGTCCGATATAGGGGATGGCCGAGATCGCCGCGTAGGTGTTCGCCGCCGCCACAGCCGCCGCGGCCTTAATCTGGAACAGCGCGGCGGTACTGGCCGTCGTGGCCGACGCCGATGCAGCCGTTGTATCGGCGCCGGTTCTCAGGGCGTCTCCGGCGGCGCTTCCGGCCGTCTTAGCGGTCTCTAAGCCCAGCCACTTCGTCAGCAGCATCGCCAGCGTCGGTGCCATCGACGCGCCGTCCGCACCGGCCCGCAGGGCGGCCTGGGCGTCCGTGGCGGCGGTCTGGGCAATCTCCCCCTCAGCCCACGCCAGCGCCTTGCGGCCGGCCCAGCCAATCGCGCTCTGCACCATGTGCTGACCCAGGCCCTGAAGCACCTGCACCATGGCCTTTTGGCCGGATAATACCGAGGTCGCCTCGCTGGCGAAGCTATCGGCGATCTCCCGGTTCGTCGTGGCCCAGGCGCGATGGGTTTCCTCGGCCGCCCGGTCGTTGGCCCGCATGATGGCGGTGGCGGACTGCTGGGCGAGTTCCTGCTGGCGCCTGGCGACCTGTTCGGCCATTGCCCGGATGCCTGCGGATTTCTGCGCCTCGATCGCCAGGATCTGCGCGGCGGCCGAGCGGTAGTCCTGGATCAGTTGAAGCTGCTGCGTCCGCGCCTGGGCGATCGTGATCTCGCCGTCCTGGCGGGATGCCTCGACGTGCTGCATCTCCGCCCGCATCTCTTCTTCAAGCGTGCGGCGTTTTTCTTCAAGCTGCTGCACCGCGAGCGATGCGGCCTGCTGTTTGGCTTCTGCCCGAAGCTGGCCCTGCTTGTTCAGTTCCGTTTGGAGTTGGGTGGTTTCCGCACCGTAGTGTTCCTTCACCATCTCCACGATCTGGTCCTGGATCGCCATCTGCGCCGTCAGGTTGCCGCGCGCGGCTTCCATATCGCCGCGCAGCTTGCTCAGGCGCAGTTGGATGGTCTCGTCGCCGGCCTGCTTCTCCAGCGCCGTGCGGCGGTTCAGTTCGGTCTGGTACTCGATCGTGCCCTGTTTGCCGTATTCGCGCAGCACCGCCAGTTTTTCGTCTGAGATAGC